ACATTTGTTGGTACAGTAACGATATCTTAAGGAGTTTAAACATGGCTTACACACGATCAGCCGACGGCATTGCTAAAAAAGGCAAAACTGAAGGAAAAAATTTGGGCAATAGCGGCCCCAACCAAAAGGAAATGATGGGCGGCACGGGCAAAGGTAAGGGTAAAACCAATGCCGATATGTTGTCTATGGGTCGTAACTTGGCAAAGATTGCCGCACAGAAACGAGGCTAATCATGGCTACATTTAGCAAGAAGATGATGGGCAAAGAAGTTGGTGATGCCAAAGTCTACGCCACACCACACACAATGACTGGTAAGGTTGTTAAAGCTTCTGAAAACCCCGGCAGTGGTTCTGACCACAGTGATGCTGGAACAGTCAATATGGCTGTAGGTAACGTTTATCGTCGTTCACAGCCAGCAGCCAAAACATCTGGCATTAAAATGCGTGGTGCAGGTGCAGCGACCAAAGGTTTTATGTCCCGTGGCCCGATGGCATAAGGTTTAAACGATGGCACTGACATACGCCCAACTCGTGGCTGCGGTAACTGATTACACGCAGAACACGTTTGACACGACTACGATCAATACAATGATCAAGCAGGCGGAGCAACGCATCTATAACACGGTGCAGATTGCCAACTTGCGTAAGAACGTGACGGGTGTATTGTCAACTGGCAATAAGTACTTGGCTTGTCCAGAGGATTTCCTTTCAACATACAGCCTTGCCATTTATCCGTACAACGCAACAACTGCTACAGGAACGGCTGGTCAGAAGACTATTGTTGTAGCAAGCACAACTGGTATCGCTGCTGGGCAGCAGGTCACAGGCACAAACATTGGTACTAATGCAATTGTGCGTAGCATCAGCGGAACAACTGTAACCTTAACAGTGGCTAACAGCGGCACGGTAAACGGTGCTGTTGTGTTTCAAGGCGACTATCTATACCTTCTAAACAAAGATGTTAACTTCATACGTGAAGCGTATCCTCTGAGTTCAGAAGTATCTGAGCCTAAGCACTACGCCATCTTTGGCCCTCAGTCAGCCAACGTGAATGAGTTGTCATTCATTCTTGGCCCGACACCCAATGCTAATTACTACGCAGAATTGCATTACTACTACTACCCAGAATCTATCGTTACTGCCCTAACCACATGGTTAGGTGATAACTTTGACTCTGCATTGCTGTATGGTACTTTGTCTGAGGCAGGTACATACATGAAGAGTTCACCGGAAGACGGCATGTATAAGCTGTACCAAGAACGGTACGTTCAGGCTATTGCCCTGCTCAAGAATTTGGGTGATGGTAAGCAACGCGCTGACGCTTATCGTGATGGTCAGATTAGGGTTGCAGTCTCATGAGTAGCATCCTCCAAACCCAGACGACTAGCTTTAAAACAGAGCTATATACAGGCGTTCACAACTTAGCTACCAATACGCTTTATATTGCTTTGTATACGGCTAGTGCTGATTTGAACGAAGCTACCACTGTATATTCTTCTGTAAACGAAGTAAGCGGTGGCGGGTATCCTCCCGGCGGAGTACTTTTGACTGGCGTAACCATTAGCTCCTCTGGGTATACGGCCTATGTAGACTTTGCCGACGTAGTGTTTAACGCATCGGTTACGGCTCGTTGTGCTTTGATTTACAACGTTACTCAGGGTAATAAGTCTATTGCTGTGTTGGACTTTGGGTCTGACAAAACATCTACCAATTTCACCATCACAATGCCTGCTAACACAGCAACGGCAGCATTGATTCGTTCTTCCAATTAAGGAGCTTCCTATGACTATGGACAAAATCACCGCTACAGATAAAGTGGAAGCGGTTACTAAATACAACACAATGCCTGAAGATACGATGGGTATTGGTGGACATTACACGGCTATTTGCTATAGCGTTGATGGCTTTATTAAATGGACTGATGAGATTGACAACATTGTCACTACCGTTGGTCGTAACTTTACCTTAGATACCGCATTTGGCAACACTGCTGGCGGTGCTGTGGTCATGGGTTTAAAGGGTACAGGAACGGCTGTTGCGGCTGATACGCAAGCTTCTCACGCAAGCTGGTTAGAAGTTGGTGGTACTAACGCCCCTGCATATTCTGGCGACCGTCCTACACCATCTTTTAGTTCAGCGGCGGCTGGTAGCAAAGCTACATCTTCTTCTGTGTCATTCTCTATGACCAGCACTGGTACTGTGGCTGGTTGCTTTATCAACATTGGTGGTAGCGCAACTAAAGATTCAACCACTGGAACGCTGTTTTCTGCTGGTGATTTCTCTAGTTCTAAGTCTGTTGTTAACGGCGATACCATTGCTGTAACTTACACTGCTACATTAACAGCAACGTAAAATGGCAACCGGATGGGGTGATCTTGCTTGGGGTGACGGCTACTGGGGTGGCTCGGATGTCTACGAGGTAGACGTAACAGAATCTATAGCAATCACCGCATCAGAGGTGGCAACGGCTAACTTTGGTGTCTCTATCACAGAGACAGCGGCATATACAGAAGCCCAATCCGTAATAGCAACGTTTGCCGTGTCTTTAACAGAATCTGCGGAATACACTGAATCTCAAACTGTAGCCGCCACGTTTGCCCAAAGTATTACGGAATCCGCTTCTATAGCGGATACCAATGAAGCCATTACGTCTTATACGGAAAATGTAGCGGAGAGTGCATCCATAAGCAACACCGAATCAGCTACAGCCAACTTCGCAGCGTCAGTTACAGAGAGCGCCAGTATTGCCACAGTTGAGGAAGCTGTAGCTACATTCCTTGGGGATGTTACAGAGTCAATTTCTGTGGCAGAAGAGGCTCTTGCTACATTGATTATGACAATTACTGAAGCAATGTCGGCGCAAGATGACACTGTTGTTGGTACTTATTACACAGAATTTTTAACGGAAACTGCGAATATTGTTGACACGTTAGTTGCAACTACAAATTACGGTGTAAGCAGAACTGAATCGGCGGTTATTACTTCCTCAGAATCAGGGCGAAATTTATGGGAAGTCATTGATGACACGCAGGGCGTAACATGGCAAAATATCAGCAATCCGCAAACACCGGGATGGACTGCTGTTGACAATACAGAATCACCCGGTTGGACACAAATTTCTACACAGTAGGAGCAATAAATGGCAAACACCGCGCTAATTGGACTAACCCTCCCAGTACAAGGAACTCTATCCGGTAGCTGGGGTAATACGGTTAATAACGCCATCTCACAGATTTTGGACGTTGCAGTGGCTGGTACACAAACAATTACAACTGATGCAGATATTAATCTGGCTGTTACCACAGGTACTGATGCAAGTACAGGTCTAACAGCCAATAGCTCTCAGTACGCAGTTCTCCTGTGTACAGGCGCACGTACAGCACTGCGTTTCATTAACACCCCCAAGCAATCTAAAACTTACGTTGTTATCAACGATACGACAGGCGGCTTTTCGGTCACAGTGCGTGGTGGCCCTACATCCCCCACAACGGGAGTAACTGTAGCTGCTGGCACACGGGCAATTATTGCTTGGAACGGCTCTGACTTTGTTAATGTGGGTGGTGGCTCTGCGGCTGGCTCTAATACGCAGGTTCAGTTCAATAGTTCTGGTTCATTTGGCGCTTCTGCTAACCTGACCTTTGACGGCACAACGCTGACAGCCAATGACATCATTGACTCTTCACTAACAGCCAGCAAGCCTGTATTTACAAACGGCAGTAAGAACTTGGTGTCTACTGGAACTCTTGGTGTTGACCAAGGCGGTACAGGTCTAACCACTTTGACGGCTAACAACGTGATTCTGGGCAATGGAACATCCACACCCACTTTTGTTGCACCCAGCACAAACGGTAATGTTTTGGTGTCTAACGGCACTACGTGGACATCTGCTGCACCTGCGGCATCTGGTGTATCTCAAGCGAGAGCAACGGCTATCGCAATGGTCTTTGGCTTTTAAGGAACTATCATGGCAAATCCAAATCTATTCGCCGCGACCACAGCGTCAGGCACAACTACATATCTCACACCCGGCGGTACAACTGCTCTGGTGCTTGTGCCTAATGCCGCATCCAGCGGTCAGGTGTTCAAGATCAATCAGATCGTAGCAGCCAACGTAAACGGCACTTCTGCGGTTGATACCACGGTGTCTATCTACACTAACGGTGCTGTGGCTCAAGGTTCTGCTCCTTCGGGCGGTACAGCGTACCCAATCGTGTCTACAGTGTCTGTCCCTGCTGATGCTTCGTTAATCGTGACTGATAAAACTACAGGCTTGTATTTGATGGAAGGCTCGTCCATTGTGGTGACATCCGGCACAGCCAGTGGTATTACATACAGCATCTCCTATGAGGTGATTTCATAGTTTTATGGCTAACGTGGCGCATTTGTACAAGATCACCAACACCGTGAATGACATGGTGTATATCGGCGTGACTAAAAATCCGCAACATCGGATGATTTCTCATGCTTGCTTTACAACGCCAACCAAGTCAATTATTAAAAACGCCATCAAGAAGTATGGGCGCGATAAATTTACGTTGCAAGTTTTACTGACATCAACGCAAGAGTATTGCTACGATATGGAGCGTAAAGCCATTGAAGCGTACAACACGCTAAAGCCAAACGGTTACAACATTTGCACTGGTGGTGTTGGCGCTATTGGAATTTTTGGCGACATGAATGGTATGTTTGGTCGCAAGCATTCCCCAGAGACTCTGGAGAAAATGCGTCAGTTAAGAGTTGGCAAAAAAGCCACCACTGAAACCAAAGAGAAAATGCGTGTTTCTCATTTGGGTCAAAAACGTTCTGCTGAAAGCTGTGAAAAAATGAAACAGATTGCATTAAACAAAAGCCCTGAATTGCTGGCAAAAATGCGTGAAGCTCGCAATGCGACTTTTGCTCGTAAACGATTAGAGAAGGTGCAATAAGATGTCCAATCGCTATAAAGGCGCGGTTATCTCCGCAACTCCACCGACTACATCTAGCGGTGATGATGGCGTTGCGTCCGGCGCTTGGACATTAGAACAACAAATGCAGTTAAAGGCTGCGGGTTTGTGGCCCAATCAGCCCGTCTTTTACATCGAGGATGTGTTTTCAACATATCTTTACACAGGCAACGGCACATCACAAACTATTACCAATGGCATTAACTTGTCTGGTAAGGGTGGTTTGGTTTGGTATAAAAGTCGTTCTAGCGCAGTTAATAATCATGGGTTATTTGATACAACACGAGGCGTAACTAAACAATTGTTTAGCAATACAACAGGTGCTGAAGCAACTTTTTCTGGCGTAACTGCGTTTAATACTAATGGTTTTACTGTTGGGTCGGATGCGGGTGGCAATGCAAATGGCGGCACTATGGCCTCATGGACATTCCGAGAAAAAGCAAAGTTTTTTGATGTTGTAACTTATACGGGGAATGGTACAGCAGGTCGTACAGTTAGCCACAACCTTGGTTCAACGCCCGGTTGCATAATTGTCAAAAGAACTGATGGTGTTGCTTCGTGGGCTACTTACCACAGAAGTCTTGGTGGAACTAAATATTTAACATTAAACACAACAGATGCGTCTGGTACTAACAATGGGGCATGGAACGATACAAATCCTACTGACTCTGTTTTTACTGTCGGTGATGGTGGCTTTGTAAACACCAACGGCGCAACCTATGTCGCCTACCTATTTGCCCATGACGCAGGCGGCTTTGGCCCCACTGGTGCAGACAATGTGATTTCGTGTGGGTCTTATGTTGAGGCTACAGGGCCAAATCTTGTCAACTTGGGTTATGAGCCTCAATTCTTGTTAATTAAAAAAGCAAGTAGCACATCTGATTGGTGGCTTGTAGACACAATGCGAGGGATGACAGTAGCTGGTCAAGATGCACTTCTTAGAGCAAACACTACTGCCGCTGAATTATCTTCCGCAGGAAATTGGTTTCCAACTTCCACAGGGTTTGGAAATGATGAAGCGGCAGGTGATGGAAGCACTTGGATTTACATAGCCATTCGCAGAGGCCCAATGGCTGTGCCTACAGTTGGTACAAGTGTGTTTGGTTTAAACGCTAGAACTGGTACTGGCGCAAATGCAACTGTAACTGGGTCGGCTGGTGTTTCTGATGCTGTGCTAGTTAAGAATCGTGGTTCAGCAGTAGCGTCTTTATTTTCTTCAAGGCTTACTGGTACTGGCTATCTTGTTACATCATCTACTGCGGCAGAAGTGGCGGCAGGGACAACCATACTCCAAGCAAATCCTTGGGATGTAATGGATGGTGTCAAAGTTGGTACAACTTCAACAATCACAAATGCAACCTCAAACACATACATAAACTATTTGTTTGACCGTGCCCCTAGCTTCTTTGATGAGGTTTGCGCCCAAGGCAATTACAACGGTCTTTCCACTCCTGGAACGCCTCATAACCTTGGCGTAAAACCTGAACTTGTTATACAAAAGAGCCGCAACAACGCAACAACTTGGAACGTAGTTGATTGGAACCCTAGTTCTCAGAGGCGTTTGGTACTTAATACGACTGCTGCCTCAGACGATATTTCTGCAGACTTGCCACAAGCCACAAGTAGTGTTTTCTACTCCTACTTCAATAGCACACACAACTGCGTCAATTACCTATTCGCATCCTGCCCCGGTGTTTCCAAAGTAGGCTCATACACAGGCACAGCCACTACAAAACAAATTGATTGTGGCTTTACTGGCGGGGCTAGGTTTGTTCTTATCAAGCGTACAGACTCAACTGGCGACTGGTATGTTTGGGATTCAGCACGAGGCATTGTGAGTGGCAATGACCCTTACTTACTGTTGAACAGCACAGACGCTGAAGTAACTAACACCGACTACATTGACACATACAGCGCAGGGTTTGAAATTAGTTCAACTGCACCAGCCGCCATCAATGCAAGTGGTGGAACATTCATCTTCTTGGCAATCGCTTAAAGGTAAAACATGAGTACAAAGTACACCGGCGGTTTCATCACGAAGTCTCCAGTAGCTCCAACAACAACGGCGGCTTCTGGTATCTGGACGCTCGACCAACAACTGCAAGCTCAGAAAGCCGGTACTTGGCCTTCACCGCCACCTTATATTGAGGATGTGTTCTCGACATATTTATACAGCGGTACAGGCTCCAATCAAACCATCACCAACGGAATCGACTTGTCTGGTAAAGGCGGTTTGGTTTGGGTTAAGTCGCGTAGCAACGCTACGTATAACCATTTTTTGATGGATACAGCGCGAGGGCCGGAAAGTGAACTGTCTACAAACAATTCCGACTTTGCCAACACAGCTACTTCCGGTTATGACCTTACCTCTTTTACTAACACTGGGTTTACGCTTGGCACTCCAGATAAAAGTGGCATAAATAATAGTGGCTCATCTCAAGTATCGTGGTCATTTCGTGAACAGCCAAAGTTTTTTGATGTTGTGACTTATACGGGGAATGGTACTAACCGGACAATCGCTCATAACCTTGGCTCAGTACCCGGATGTATTATTGTTAAACAAATAGCCCCCAATTCAACAGATTGGCAGGTATACCACCGGAGTCTTGCAAATACGCAGTCCATAGTGTTAAATTCAACTGCGGCAGCTGTCGCCGGTGCTACACGTTGGAACAGCACAACACCAACAGCTTCGGTTTTTAGCCTTGGAACTGCTACAACTGTTAATGATTCTGGTAGTACTTATGTCGCCTACCTATTTGCCCATGATGCAGGAGGCTTTGGAGCTGCTGGTACAGATAATGTGATTTCGTGCGGATCTTATACAGGTAATGGTTCTGCAACTGGGCCTGTTGTTACTCTTGGTTACGAGCCACAATGGGTAATGGTTAAAAGAGCAACTGGCGGAGTGGGTAATTGGACAATCGTTGACAATATGCGTGGTATGTCACAGACTAGTTCAACTTTGTTATATCCAAATAACACAAGTGCAGATTCTGTTGAATCTCCAGCTTGGATAGTTCCTAATGCAACAGGCTTTCAATTAACAACTTCTGATTCTGGCGTAAACGGCAACACCAACACATTCATCTACATAGCCATTCGCAGAGGCCCGATGAAAGTGCCTACGAGTGGGACTAGTGTTTACAACGCAATTTCACGGACAGGAACAGGAGCAACTGCAAATGTGACTGGTGTTGGATTTCCTCCAGATATGTTGCTTGACACAATGCGTTCAACAAACTGGAGTCGCAGTATGTGGGACAGATTGCGTGGGCCAAACTTGCGGATAGCGACTAACCAGACAAGTGCAGAAAATTCGTACACAGACGCTGTTATGGCTTATGGGCAAGATGGAGTAACACTTGGTGCTGATGGAAATGTTGATGTAAACGGAAGCGGATACACATACATCAATTGGTTCTTCAGACGCGCCCCTAGCTTCTTTGATGAGGTTTGCTATACAGGAACAGGTAGCAATACAACAATAACGCATAACTTAGGTGCAGTGCCTGAACTAATGATTGTAAAAGGGCGTTCTGGGGCAACAGCATGGCAAGTATATGCAAGTGCATTGGCAAATACAGAATATGTTGTTTTAAATACCACAGCCGCTAAAGCAACAGGTGCTACACGCTGGAACAGTACAACGCCAACAACTTCTGTTTTTAGCATTGGAACTGCAACAGAGGTCAATACTTCTGCCGCAACTTATGTTGCCTACCTTTTTGCCACTTGTGCAGGTGTTTCCAAAGTAGGCTCATACACAGGCACAGCCACTACAAAACAAATCGACTGTGGATTTACAGGAGGGGCGAGGTGGATTCTCATTAAGCGCACCGACAGCACAGGCGATTGGTATGTATGGGATACGGCACGAGGAATCGTGAGTGGTAATGACAGCTATCTTTTATTAAACACTACAGCCGCTGAAGTAACAAACACCGACTACATTGACACCTATAGCGCAGGGTTTGAGATTAGTTCAACTGCACCAGCCGCAATCAACGCATCAGGCGGCACATTTATCTTTCTCGCAATTGCTTAAAGGAGCACATTATGCAAATTCGTTTACGTTCAACAGGTGAAGTTATGTATGAAAGTGAGTTTCGTACTCGCTTTGCTCAAAATTTGCCACCCCGCCCTTTGACACAAGAGTGGCTTGACAGCTACATCAGCGATCCCGCTGGCGATATTGTGTTTGAAGGCCCACAGGCTACAGGTGGCACGGTGTATCAGTACAGCCAACTTGCTGGCGCAGAGCAAATTGACGGCAAGTGGTACACAAAGTACATCCTTGGCCCCGTCTTTACAGACCGCGCAGCATCAGAAGGCCAGCCTGCCCAAACAGCCGCCGAGCAGGAAACTGCTTACAAGGCAATGAAGGACGCAGAGCAAGCCGCTAATGTACGCAGATCACGTACGGAAAAGCTCAAAGACTGCGACTGGACACAGATTGCCGACAGCACTGCTGACAAAGCTGCATGGGCTACATACCGCCAAGCTCTGCGCGACATCACAGGTCAAGCAGGTTTCCCTTGGACAATCACTTGGCCTAAAGACCCTAACTGGGTTGAGCCTGCTTAATCATGTGGGACTGGGCTGAAGCATTCATTGCGGCGGCCTGTATAGTGGCCTTCGTCATCTATGGCACGTACATAATTGCATGGAGTATGGTGTGATAAATGCGTTGGCTCATCCTGTTACTGCTGTTGGGGCTAGTTGGAGCCGTAGCCAAGAACGGTTGCCATGTGCGCGAGTTCTGGTCAATTGCTTGGACAATCCACAACCCTTCCGAGCGCCATCAACAGATGTCAATGTGGCTAACAAACAATGCCCAGCATTGTCGATCTCAAGATTATGTGGTGATGTGGAACAATTTATCAGAGTGGGCTGGCGCGGCAGATTCGGCAGAACTTAGAACTAAAGTCATTCATGGATATAAAGATGCACTTGAGCGAGAGAAGAAATGAAAATCAGCTACGACAAGTGGTATCCGATTG